TGGATCAGTTCGTGCGTGAACACTTGCTGACGATTACTTCCACGGAGGCTAGAGCGTATCTCGATTCGGTAATGCTCTGGGAGCCAGATGCCTACGCAATCTTTTCCATGCTTCCATTTTTGACTCGGCACGGATCGAACCTCAATCGTATGCCCTGCAAGTTGGAACGACTTGGGGATGCCATCGGTTCGCATTTTGCACCTATAAGAGAGCGACTTCGGCTTGTCTGCGGCGAACTAACCCGGGAAGTACCCTGCCCCCGCCGCGAGTCCAACGCATGAGTTGTTCCTTTGCTTCGTCCCAATTTTGCTCGTTGATCTTTCGGCGTAGCGTACTCGATTGCAGTCTGCCAACCCCAAGGTTGTAGGCGAAGTCAACAATCGCATTTAACGCATGGGGTCGAAGGATTAGAGCAGGGCAGTTACGCAAAACCCCCGGCAGGAAGTCGCGTTGAATCTGCCCGAGTAGGATTCTCTCGGCTTCTTCTTTAGTGATCGACGGGTCAGTTAATGTAACTACACGACCGTCGAGGTAGCGCGTGCTGCCGTAACCTATGGTCGGCACTCCGGCAGGGCAGATATAAGGCTTGGAACGGAAACCCTCGAACTCTTTGCAGAGATCGATGGCGATAGATAGGTCGGTCATAACCCACGCTTGGCTAGCGTCCTGTCGAGTATCCAATAGTTCACCACGCCCGAGAGCAGGGCCATATCATCAACTCCCCAAACCATCGGCAGAATTTCCACAAGCGTCATGCCAGATTGTGCATAACTGACGATCACCGCCGTCTTGACTGCGCCATAGAGGGCGAGGATGTAATACGTCATCACAGGGCGAACAGAGGCAGAGAGCGAGGCGACCCAACCTCCTGCTGCCTTGACCATTTCCGTCTGCTGATCGATTGCCGCCTTAAAAGATTCAACCACTCCGGTATCGATAGCGGCCTCTCGATTCGCGCCGATCTCTGCTAACTTCTGCGCGCCGCGCTGCTCCTCGAGTTTGCATTGTCGGTCGAACATAGAGAGTTCATGCTGCCGTTCGTTCTTTCGGTCATAGGCTTTAAGGAATTCGGGAACGAGACGAAATACGCCACCGAGTACACTTCCCACTACGCCGCCGCCAAGCATCTCGATCATGGCTTGTCCTTCAACTTATCGCGTACATTAAGGTAATGAACCAGCATCGCGCCGCATCCGGCCATGATTGCGATGACACTACCGATAAGACTCACAACTTCATTGGCTTGTGAAATCCAACTCGTTCCTGCTGCGGCGACCGATACTCCTGCTGCTACGTCGGCGGCTCTTTGTGGTGTACTCATCGTTATTCTCCAATTATAAATCATGGCGGCGGGCCGCTACCTTGACGCTCTAGGGTGACATCGACATCAGCGGTTGCAGTCAGCGCGGGTGACGAACTATCCGTAACCGTGCATCGATAAAGTGCCGAGACGAATTCCCATTCTGAAATTCCATTCTTAGAGAAGTTAGTCGTGGCCGCTGAAGCGTTGCTCAATGTCAACGTATCGCCAGAAACTTTAGTCCACGAATAGGTGTAAGGTGAAACGCCGCCTGTCGGAGTGACTGTCGTGTTATCGGATGTGATATCAGGGTCTGTTGAAATTTCATAAAGCGAACTCGGAGATGCCGAAGCCGACATTCCGGTACGGGTCAACGATACAGTCACCGTAGCCGTAGCAGTTGCCGCGACGTTATCGGTCACCGTGCAAGTGAATAACGCCTCATAGGTTGTACCCGAGGCTAAAGTCGTGCCGGTGAATGAGGTCGTTGCTGCTGATGCACTATTGGCAGAGATCAATGTCGAGCCGCTAGTTCTGGCCCACGAATAGGTATACGGACTCGTGCCGCCAGTTGCGGTCACGGTGGTATTGGCACTTGTTATGCTTGCACCAGAGTCGGTTTTAGAAAGCGATGACGGGTCACTACTTGCAGCAAGCGTTGTAGAGATTGCCGCCGCTCCTGCCGCTACACCGTTGCCGACTGGGAATTCGTCAGAGGCTACGCCGTCTTTCGAGCGAACGACAACCCAATAGTATCGAGTAGTCGTGTCGGTTTTCGGAATAAAGATGGAGGTGGTATTACCCGTCCAGATTTTTGATGCGCTGCTGAATGGCGTGATCGAGGTATGTTCCCAGATTTCATATACGGCACCGACAGGGAATACAGACGGCGCGACCCAACTTAATGTAAAGCCAGAGGTGAGATTCTTGGCGGTAAGGTTAGAAGCCGATAGCGGCTTATAATCGCTAGGTGTTGGATCGGTTACGCTCGTCGGAGTTTCATAGTCGCCCGTTGCAGGGTCAGTCCAATTAGTTGAAACTTCTTCACGCAGAATCAACTCAACCGCACCTGACGGATCAAACTTCCATCCCTCACAACGAACGGTCTTATTTGTCCACCCGATTTCCGAGAACGTCACCGTGCCAGTTTCAAATGGTCGAATCTTGTAGGCCGAAAGCCCACAACGAACGGTAGCAACTTGACCGTTTCTGCTACGCCGCGAAATTAAGATCGCATGGCGCTGCGCTTCGAATTCGTTAGTACAAGCAAAGAAGTCAGTCTCAAACCATATTTGCTCGCCATCGTCGGTGATATAGGTATTGTTTATCACCGGCTGATATTCCATCGGTTGCCAGTTTCGATCCTTATTGATGAACTGACCACGCACCGAGTTATAACGCTGATTGTACGGATAAGCCGTCGTAACGCTTAACCCGCCATCGATCAAGTCGTTATCGCCAAGCGTAAAAGCCGAGTATGACCACGCCCCTGCATACATACGCCATTTGCCACTAGAGTAATAACAGACTCCTGCCATGGCTTGCGCGAGGACTTGGATATTTTCCTCGAAGCGATCGGTGGCAATCAGGATGACATTACAGGTATATCGTTTCTGTGTTGCGCTGCCCGGGATATTTACGAGTTCGTCACAGATGTCTGCGGCATCCATAACAAGGTCGTAATCGATTTTTTCATCGCTCTCGCCAAGACCGAGTTTATTGTCGAGCAAATAGTCAGCAAGGCAAAGAGCAGGATTTATTGAGTAAGCCCAAGTCGTAGGATCATCCACACGCTGCGAGCCGCTGCCGCCGGTCTGCGTAGAATCAAGGCGAGGGTCGTAGACCTTTTTACCCTGCACCAAGCAAGTAATTTCGGGCTTGCCGGTTTTATAGATCGTCTCGTCAAACTCGTAGGTCAACGCGATATAGGCAACGCCGCGACCGCGATGGTTAGTTGTCCATTGCGTCGGAAATATCTGAGAGAGTTTCCAATCTACGGTCTGCGTGATGGTTCCGGCGTATCGACGAACCCATGCCTTACCGTTATAGGTTCCGGTCGTGACTTTGCCATCGTCGACGCTGCCGGTGATTGCAGTAATCGTACCGATTGCGGCTCGATTAAAGTACACGGTGCCAAGTTGATTGCATTCGTGACCGGCGACGGCAAGAATTTGATGCAAAAATTCGTTATTAGTACCGGATGTCATCGGAGGTATGACGTTCATACCGGCGACTAGATTCTCTCCGTAAACGATACGACGAGGCTCTACCGTGCCGCTAAACTCCACATCGTTACGGGCTTTGCTTATCTTTGGTATTCCAATCAGAGAGAGCGTAATCTTATTTAGCGCGTAGAGACTGCCTCCGATAGCCGCAGCCGCGAAGAAAGTTCCGGCAACATAACCGGCAGCAGCCGATCCTGTTGCATAGGCAGCAGCATACGCAACCGAACCGGCTACTTTTAAGATCGCGGAGAATACTGCTTGCGGCATTTATATTGTCCAGTAGCAAATAGTTTGTGATCGCGGCAAATACACCACGCCGGATTCATAGACCGAGGCAATCGTACTGCCGACGCATATCCCAAGCGTCTCGCCTAATACGCCCTCGAAAAGCACGACATCGCCACGTTGCGCGCGACCTGTTTTAGATTTGCCGAGATAGCCGGAGATGGCTTTTCCCATGCCGCCTTCTTCAACGATGTATCGGATAGCGGAATCTTCGTCGCTATACTTTTCGGAAAGTCGCTCGGCAAAGTTAGAGCCGCACATCGCGTCGACAACCTTTGCGGAGAATGAGCAGCAGTCGTTATTTCCCCATGTAAAGGGCTGATCTTTATGTGCTTCTATCGTAGACCACATCTGATCTAGCCAATCTTCGCGACGGGTCATCGCTCTACCTGTGGAATATTGGGGCCGGTAAAAGGTACGTTCGATCCGTAGCCGGTATCTCTCGACCCCCACTTGCCAACAAAACCTTGGATCGTATGCGTTAGATCGAAGAATCGATCACCGTCATAGATGACTTGCTGATCCTGATTGGTATATCGAGCAACCCGAGGTTCGCGCCGTAGGCGATGCTCGCAAGACAGTTCGATGACTGCTTGCCCTTTGTCTAGATTGATCGTCATCTGATTCATGCGACCTTCCCATGTGATTTCTGGCGTATCAATAAGCACGCCAGTTGCTTGATTAACAAATCCTAGATAAATCACAACGGGTCGATTCTGATAGACCTCATTCATCGTCGGAGTAATGAATGTCGTATCTACGCCAGACAGACTAAGTTTGATTCCGCGAGCAACGATGTCGACGTTTTCATCGATAACGTCTACTCCACCGAACTGTCCCACTCCAAGGTAATTATTACCACCAAAAGCCAAAGTGCCAGCACCGTCATGGATACGAACCACGCCAGACGAAAAATCAAGATCAGCAAGAACGACAGCGATGATTGCAGATTTAGCGGATTCTGTTTCATTGGTATTGGATACAAACCGTGTCATGTGATGTCTTCAATTAGATTGATTTCAATATCGGAGATGATGCCAGGGCGAGTATCCCAACTCGTCGAGTCAGACCCGAGCATAAATTTACCCATCGAAGAACGGAAAATAACAGGCGCATTGTCAGCGGGTGAGACTCGCAGAGACGGCTCGAAAATCATGTAGCCATTGCCAGAAGTATCAGAGTTAACGTCTGCCGTGAGACGTTTTAACTCTCCGTTAATCTCGAATAAGTCCCCTGCTCGAGCAACGCCGAACGTCGATATAGGCAAACCGTCTACAATTAGTTTGTTTCCTGTTTGCGATGCGCCGTTGACGAGGATGCAACGGGCTGCGGATACCCACGAAAGAAACTGAAAGTTACCCGCCGAACGACCCGAAATGTAATCGTGAAATGAGAAATGCGTCGAGGTGCCAGAGGCGGCAAAACTATCGACGTAGTAACCGTCAGCCGTGCGGGTTGCCCCGTTGAGTACGTCGGTCGCACCTTGAGTTGTACCCGCTTCCATCGAGGCTCTAGCATTTCCTCGACCGGCATAGAGCAGCATACGGACGGCATAGGGAGCAGAAGTAACGGTCGTAGCAGCAGACTGATAGACGTATCGATCTGCGGTGACTCCACCTCTAAAAAGGCGAAGTCCGAAATGACTATCCGCAGAAATATTTAACTCGCCATCAGTAGAAGTCCACCCTGTCGTGTTAACAGTTGCCGCATTGTTTGAGAGCAACTCTGGACAGGCAAGCGAACCGGCAAGCGTATAGGATGGGTCGGTGAAATAGACGCGATTAGTACGACCACGGAGGGCAGCAAGGAGAGAGAGAAGCCGTCGGCGTTTCTGCCCTGATACGGCCCTGTAGATCGCTCTAACGCCCCATCGCAGCCCGGGACGGGACACAGTACGGGTAGCACCGGAAAGCGGGGACACAAAGACTGCCGTGTTATCTAGCAGCGTCCACTCTACGGACGAGGCGACGAGGTCAGGTGGTAAAACGTAGTCGGTCATCGGCCTATCCCATAGCGACGGTCAAGTTCGTCGAAGATTCTACGATTGTTCTCTTTGAGAATCCCGGGGAGGGCTTGCTGAAGGTCTGCCGTTGCGCCGCGCGCATCGATGTTATACACGGGTGCCACGGTCATCCCTCCCATACGGTTATTCGGGACAATAGAGCCACTTGAGTTAGGTACGAACAATTCCGGCCCACGCTCTCCGACAATGTATGGCGTGCCTTGCGAGACAGGGCCACCAATAGCACGACCTTCTATCGACTTGACTGCTGCATTAGCAAAGTCAGCCATAAAGCCTGTACCGCCTGTAAACATACGGAAGAAAGCAAGCAATACTTGTTGCGCTACAATCTGAGCAACCATCTCTCGAAGCATATTAACAAAGTTAGTCAACATTCCTTTTATGCCATCCTTAAATGGATCAAACAGGAATTGAGCAAAAGAATTCTGAATATTCTGAGCAGCGGTGGCTGCAAACTGCGTCATTTGAGAAACGTTTTTTTGGAATTCTGGGAAATTCTTTTTCCCAGTAACTTCAACCTCTGGAAGAATTTCATCTAGTTGCTCTCTCAATCTCATTGACGCTTGATCTGGCGTGATAACTCCAAGTTTTAATAATCTATTTATTGCGTTTTCAAAATTCTCAAAATCTGCAACTGTTTTTTCAATAGAAGTCATAGTTAATCTGTCAAGATTATTTATTTCTTGAGCAAGTTTTTTTGCTTCTTCTGCTGCTTTTTTTTGTTCTTCTGCAACTCTTTTGTCCATAGCCATGCTTGCTTTCCAAGCATTTTCCATTTGCTTGACTTCATCTATCTCAACTCGTCGATACCTTCTTGTTGGTCCTTTATTGCTTAATTGTGATCGATCAATAGGCTGATCAAGAATTCCCAATGATCTGCCAACTTCTTTAACCTGTTTAACTGCCTCCGTAGCAAATTTAACAACTTCTGTGAATCCATTGATTATTGAAGTTGTAAACGCATTAGCGGCAGATATGAGAGCAGGGTCTTTAAGTGCCTTGTTAAAATTATCTAACGCTCGCCTTCCTTCTTCTGTTTTTTTAGCCGCTTCAGTAATCTTACGGAATGCACCAATTAGAACGGTCCCTGTTAGCAAACCAAAAGCGAGATTAACAGCCTTAGCCGTTACCTTTGCAGTTCGTTCCATCGTTTTCATGCCGCGAATAGCAGAGTTAATTGCGGCTTGCGTTTTATCTACCGCACTGATAACTACTTGTGCTTGCGCCATGATCGCTCCTGATCCTCTGCCTCTAACTTACAAGCGGCGAGAAGATGATAAAAATCGCTCTCTGTCATCGCAAAAATTTGATCAGGTAGGACGTGCAGCCGTAGCGCGAGAGCGTAGACCGCTCGGAGATGCCCGTCCTCGATCAGTTTTTTTCTGCATCCTCGATGCTAGGAACTGCCGAGTTCATAGCCGATACAATTTCCGTGATTACCTCTGGATCGTATTCATTCATCAACTCGATACGCTCTGCCTTGGCAAAGAGTCGCTTGCCTTCCTTATCCCTAGCGCGAACGATCAAAGTGATCGCCATTGCTTCTAGGTCAAGGATTGTTTCATCGCCTCTTTGCTTTGCAAGCATGAAAATCTCACGCCGCTCTGCCAAGGTCATGTCCGGCCAGAAATACACGGTGGTATTCCAAGCCGATACAGGGATCGCAATAAGCGTATCTGGAGTTCTCCGCTCCGCAAATTGCGCCTTCGCCTGTTCTTTCCAATTCATAAAACCTCGCTATTAAGAAGTGACTGTTGAAAGCGTGCCGTTACCAATGAAGTTAAACGTGATCTCGGTGATCGCGCCGCGCTGCACGTTACGGGTAATTTCCGTGACGAGAGCGTTGCCGGTATAGCGCGTATCGTCGCCAGTTACACCTTCCGGTGCGAGAACAAGTGAAACGTTAGCACCCGGCGCGAGAGCAACCTGACCAGAGGTATCCGTCTCATCGAAAAACGCCGTGATAGAGCCGCTCCACGAAGTAATTGCGGTGACGTTATAGGTTTTTGCCGTATCCGAGAGAGTCGTATCTTCAGCGTATTCAGCGGTCGCAGTAAAAGAGAATCCGGTTACTTCGGCAACCGTATTCGCGCCAACTCGCACCAGTCCTTCCGAGCCATGATGATTTGCCATGTTTATAATCTCCTTACGAAATGATAGTTCCTGCGTCAGTCTCCGCAGTCCGGTATGACACTCGGAACTGCATTCTCGCTGACCCTATCGGCGCATCGCCGCTAAAGTCGAGCGTGATTTGTGTATCTATTAGGATACAGTCCTTCACAACGCTGCCGAGCGTGTTATCCGCTCCGATAGCATTTTCAACCGCCTCGCATAGTCGGTCGAGTCGGTCATCAAGATAATCTGAATCACGCGCCACGCACTCGACGACAAGCATCATCTCGCGGTCGAACTTGCGCGGATAGGTGAGCGTGGTCTGCGATACGGAATCTGTATTCGTATACACCAAAGCCATGGAAACCGTGTTCGCAGGGATTGGGTATACGCGAGACTTTGAGATCATATCTGCGACCTGTGCGTTAGTCAGGATCGTAACGACCTCATCTCTAATCTGCTTTCGTGCGTGAGCCATTACGGATTACCTGTTTCGAGTAGGATGAAGCCGCCGCTCTCTTGCAGCATATTCGTGCCGTCTTGTAGCAAGAGGTTGTTTTCCTCTGCGATTTCGAGTTTGGTGGCAAACTC